TGCAATCGGGACACGAACGTTTGAGGTCGAATACATTAACGAACACGCAGCTTGGGAAACAGCTTTGCGGTGTTACGGATACGAGGTTGGCGGCTGATGGCTACGAAGATTGTTATTACGCACAACCGGTTTCCCGAGATTGCAGCCAAGATGCCGGAGGAAACGAGCAAAGTTGTCAGAAAGGCCGCTTTCGACATCGAAGGGTGGGCAAAAGCGGTTGTGCCCGTCGACACCGGTGCACTGAAGAATAACATCGACACAAAGGTTGCAACTGACGGGTTAAGTGCTGAGGTCAAAACCAACATGAAATACTGCGAGTATGTTGAGTTTGGCACTTACAAGATGGCAGCACAGCCCTACATGACGCCGGCGGCCGAGCGTGTTAGACCTCATTTCACTGCTGCCATGAATCAACTGCTGAGAAACCTATGAAAGCCGTTGACGCGGGACTATACACTGTTCTCGCCGCAGACGTAGCAGGCACAGCCGGTACTACCCTGGGTGGGCTGGGCGCCACCGGTGCATATCGCATGATGGCGCCACAAACGGCTACACTGCCGTTCGTGCTTTTCAGCGAACAATCGGGCGTGGACTACTGGACGTTCAACGACCGTGAACGCAAAAGCCTGTTGTATCTGGTCAAGGCGATTGGCAGCGGACACAGCGGGTCGGTCATTGCTGAGATGAATGACCGTTTCGACACCCTACTAAACGACCAAGCCCTAACGCTGACCGGCTGGACCTGCAAACGCATCCGGCGGGACAGCGACATTGAATACGTCGAAGAGAGCGAAGGCGTAATTTACCATCACGTCGGCGGTGTATTCCGCATCGACGTAGAGCCAGGATAAGGAGAAAACGATGCCCCGTGACAAACTGCGCATCATGTACGCCAGCAATGCCCCGTGGTGTTTCAGCGGCTACGGTGTGCAAGGCCGGAGCCTACTGCCCCGGCTGCATGCATGGTTCGGCCTCCAGGGCGGAATGCTGAACGCCCACGGAATGCCCGTGTACCCAGTGGGTCTGGATGCCTACGGAAACGATATGTACGGTGCCCATGCCGAGCATTTCAAGGCTGATTTGCTGATAACGCTCATTGACGCTTGGGTCCTGAAACCGGACGTGTGGAACCTGCCCGAATACACCAAATGGGCGCCGTGGTATCCGGTGGATCACGACCCGATACCACCGCAAGTAGCCGAAGTGGTCAAGAAATCGGATTATCCGATGACGTATGCCAAGTTCGGCAAGGCCAAAAGTGACGAGGCCGGCATTGAGAATACTTACATCGCTCATGGTCTTGAGACTAGCATGTATCGGGTGATGGACCCAGAAGCCGTTGACGCATTTCGGCATGAAGTGTGTGAAGATGCTGAGTGGCTCGGCGTGATGGTGTCAGCGAATAAAGGCTGGCCATCACGAAAGGGTTTTGAAGAGACGTTCGAAGCATTCAAGCGGTGTTTGCCGCTGTTGCCCAAGAAATCTATCCTGTACGTTCATGCGGATTACACCAAGGCCACGGCCGGCGGTGATTTGGCGGCGCTGGTCAAAGCGATGGGCATACAGGAGCACGTCCGGTTTCCGAACCGATACAAAATGTGGATTGGCGGGTATCAATCGGAATACATGGCACTGATGTACAATGCCGCCGACGTGTTTTTGAGCCCGTCAAAAGGTGAAGGATTTGGAATTCCGATTATCGAGGCGCAGGCGTGCGGTGCCCCGGTGATCGTTACCGATTTTACGAGTATGCCCGAATTGGTGAGATGGGGCCGCAAGGTTTCATCCGCACAACGCCAATGGACGTACATGCAATCGTTCCAAGCGATGCCGAGCGTGACGGACATCGCAACGGGGATCATGGACTTGTGGAACGAAAAGTTATCCATGAAACCCGCCGAGTTGGAGGCCAAACGGCAGGCAACTGCAAAGGCCATCCATGACGAATATTCCTGGGACAGTCTAGTAGCGGAGCAATGGCAACCGTTCCTGAGGCGGGTGCTGGATGACATCAACACCGAATGACCTACAGGAATTCCTGTTGTTGCTCCGGCGTGCGCTGCTGATGATTGTTCGATGGATCGAGAAACGCTACGGAGTTAACGATTATGGCGATTCATAGCGGCACGAGCGGTTCGGTCGTATGGGCCAGCAGCAACGGCACCGCCGGCACCCTGGTCGGCGAGATCAAAAACTGGACCGTAAACGTGGAAGCGGCTGAGCTAGACACATCGGCATTCGGCCAATCATGGCGTGGTTTCGACGCCGGGATCAAGCAGTGGGGAGGCTCGTTCGAGGGCAACAAAGACCAGAACGACGCACAACAGGCGGCGATCTGGACCAACCTGCTGGCCGGCACGAAGGCCGAAATCACGTTCTATCTGGATGCAGACGACTACTACTATGGCACGGTCGTTTTGCTTGGCGCAGACGACTACTACTATGGCACGGTCGTCCTTCTGGGAGAGGAAGTCGGCCAAAGTTTTGACAATTTTGGCGAGACGTCCTATAGCTTCCGGGGTGATGGCACCCTGGCAACGGCATAGGTGATACATGGCTACGATCAAACTGACCCGCGATGCTATTCTAGCCGCTCAGTTGCGCACGGAAGAAGTTGAAGCCTTCGGCGGCACCGTGACTATCAGCGAAATGCCTGTGGGTAAACGCAATGCGCTGATGGCGTCGATCATGGACAAGGACGGCAACGTCAATGTAAGTCCAGACATCGAACTGCGCGTGTTCATCGCCGGCATGTACGACCCTGCATTTTCCGAGGATGACGCCGAGGATTTGCAGGGCGTATCTGGTGCTGAGATTTCCAAAGTAGCGCAGGCCATCATGCGACTGAACGGGATGACCTCCGACGCTCAAGATGATGCGCGGGGGGAATCCTAGCGCCGGGGTCCGACCTGCTTTTTCGTTTGGAACTGGCAGAAAAACTGGGTCGGACCCTGGCCGAGCTTGACAGTACAATTGGGGCTCACGAGCTGCAATTATGGGCGGCACGGGCTGAGATTGTCGGGCTTGTTCAAAGCCGCATGGAACGCCATAGAGGATTGAGAGCCGAGCAGGCACTGGACCAGGTGCGTGCTGATTATCGGGCATACATGAGGCGCAAGCAATGAGCACAGTCGCCCAATTGATGGTTCATGTGGGGGCCAATATTCAGGGGGCCATGTCTGCCCTGAACAAGGTTAACCAAGAAATTGGAAACCTTGCCACCAGTGGCGGACAGAAATTGCAATCTGTTGGGCAGGGGTTTACGAATGTTGGCAAAAAGGCTACGGCAATGGCGATACCAGTCGCCGCCGGAATGGGTCTTGCTGTCAAGACGGCAGCGGACTTCGAGTCTCAAATGAATGTGCTCAATATCACCATGCGTGATAGTGGTGTTACTGGCGAAGAGTGGTCCCGTGTTGCGCTGAAAATTGGTGCTGATTCGGATTTGGTTGGTATCAGCGCCAGTGAAGCCGCCGATGCAATCACAAACTTTGGCAAGGCTGGCCTAGACACCAATCAAATCTTGGGCGACATGCAGTCCTATCTTGCAGGAACTGAGCCGCTTACTGGTGCGTTACGAGCCGCCATTGATTTAGCAGCGGCCAGCGAACTTGATCTAGCCGCTGCGTCTGATGCGGTTGTTCAAACTATGAATCAGTATGGATTGTCTTTCGAAGAGGCGACACCCATAATGGATCATTTTGTGCGTGCCGCTGATGCCAGTACCGCAAGCGTAGAGGATTTAGTTGAAGCACAACAAAACGTTGGGCCAGTTATGGCGCAGATGGGCTTTTCTGTGCAAGAAGCCAACATTATGCTTGCCGAGTTGGCCGACCGTGGAATTGCAGGTGCAGAAGCAGGAACGGCGCTAAAATCCATGTGGCTTAATATGACCAACCCGGCGACAAAAGCCGGTGATGCGCTCAAGGCGTTGAACGTCAGGTTGTATGACGCCAATGGAAACATGCGTAGTGCGACTGATATTGTGGCAGACTTAAGCCATGCGCTTGATGAAAACGCCAAAACAACCATCATGCAAGGTGGTGCAACAGAAGAACAAGCCGCAAAAATCCAAAAGTACAGGAAGGAAATTGAAAAACTCGATGCGCGGATCTACGAATATGAAAACGGATTAAAGGGTGTCAACCTAACTGAAAAGAAACGGTCTCAGAAACTAGAAGAATTGCGCCAGCAACAAGCCAATTATCGAACTGAGTTAGAAAAAATCATGGACGTTGTCCCAGAGGCTACGTCTGCCCTTATAGACATGACCGATGCACAACGCAATCAATACTTGCAGGCAATTGCGGGCAGTTATGGCATTAAGGCGCTCAATATTCTGGTTGACGAAGGTGCCATTGGATGGGACGAATACGAAAAGGCCATTGCCGGCGCGACGTCAATGCAAGAGCAGGCAGCGGCACGGACCGAAGGTTTCCACGCCGCAATGGAACAGTTTAAAAGTGTACTTGAAACGTTCATGATTACTGCCGCCACCCCGTTTCTTAACGAATTTCTGACACCGTTCTTAAGAAAAGCTGGCGATCTACTGCAAAAGGTGATGGACGTCAATCCCGGCTTTGCAAAAATGGCCTTTGCAATTGGCGGCATTATCGTTGTTGCAGGACCGTTGTTAGTAGTAATCGGGCAAATCATCAGTGCAATAGGCATTATTGCTTCGGCTATTGGTGGGGCGATCTCCATCATTACAGGGCTTGCCGGTGCGATTGGCGGTGTAATTGCTGCAATTACAAGCGTGGCATTGCCCGTTCTTGCAATCATTGCAGTTGCAATTGCTGCCGTGGTTGCTGCTGTTCTGCTTTTCCGCAAAGCCTGGGAGGAAAATTTATTGGGTGTTCGAGATGCCTTAATGCCAGTTGTTGAACTTGTGCAAAAGGCGTTCTCATACATCAAGTACGTTGTTCAATCGTTTGGCGAATTTCTCAAAGGTGAGATTACTTGGGAACAATTTGTTGATCGAACACGCTTTGCAATGTGGCGCATCAAGCAATTGATGATTGATGCATGGGGAAAACTTAAGGAAGGCGTTGCAAAAATATTTACCGAGATCGGTCGGGTCATCGTTGACAAACTGGCCGAGTTTATCGGGCCATTGATGGCGCAGTAGAGTTCATCCGCGGCTTGTTGGCCGGGCTGATGCAATTCCTTAGCGGCGATTTTAGTGGCGCATTCGAGACGCTGAAGACAGCCATTGGTGACGCATGGGACGCCATCAAGGAAGGCGTCAGCAATGCAATGGATGCAATCGGGCCGGCCGTTAAAGATGGTTGGGAAGATATTAAGGACAAGGTTACAACGGCCGTTGATAACATTAAAGAACGTGCATCTGAAGGTTGGGAAGAAATTCGTACTAAAGTCACTACCATTGCCGAAGACCTAAAAGAAAAAGCCGCGGAGAAATGGGAAGCGTTAAAGGAACGTGTAAGCGGGGTTATCACGGCAATTGGCGAGTTTGTCGATGGGCCATTGGCTGAAATTGTAGGACGTGCTATTGCATTGTTCAAGGGCCTGCTCAGTCGCATCTTTGGCGGCGGCGACGAGGGCGGCAGTGCGTTCGATCTCGACTTCACTGAATTGATCGGTCAACTGGCGTTATTGCGAACGGAATACACGACCACCAAGACGCACATCGAAACGCAGTTGGATGCAATCATCACGAAAACTGACGAATGGCTGAGCACATCCAGCGAAACCATCAACACTACATGGTCTAACCTGCAATCGTTCTTAACGACCACCTGGG